GCTGGTGCTGCTGTCGGATCTACAGGTAATGCTGCATTCGGTACAACATACCCAGCTAACGCTTAATTTTTATTTTTATACGGGAGCTTCGGCTCCCCTTTTTTTATTATGCCTTTTCCAACCACAAATGCTACACAAGAGCTACCAGCTATAAACCAGATACTCACATCATGTGGTCAGGCTCCTGTAACTACACTAGACCAAACCAACCCGGAAGTTGCGATTGCTTATGATACACTGTTACAGGTGTCCCGAGAGGTACAATCAGAGGGCTGGACTTTTAATAAGGAGTATCACTATGAGTTTAACAAAGATAACAATGATGAAATACTCATACCAAATAATATAATACAAATTAAACTTACAGAAAACGCACAGAACTCACCCTACCATGCGATACGTAGAAGTGGTAAACTGTACGACAGACAGAACCACACATACAAATGGACATACAGTCCTATCGAATGTGATGTAGTCTGGGAGTTTGACTTTATAGATTTACCAGAACCAATACAAAATTATGTAAAAGCCAGAGCAGCTACATTAGTATCTGGCAGAATAGTAGGAGACGACGACCAGTACAAACGACTCAGAGCACAGGAGCAAGAAGCAAGAGCTGTGGCTATGGAGTATGAAACTAACCAAGGGCAGTTTACTATGTTTGGTCATCCACAAGACGCTCAAAACTTCTACCAAAGCTATCAACCATTTCACGCTTTACAACGATAATGCCAGCAGTTACTCAGCGAGTTGACGATTATCTTGGTGGAGTATCTAGACAATCTGATGATAAGAAACTTCCCGGTCAAGTCGAGGAGTGTATCAATGGGTATCCTGACCCAACCTTCGGTCTTACCAAAAGACCGGGGTTTCAGCATATAGGAAATCTAGGTACTGGCACTACATACGACAACTCTAAATGGTTCTTTATATCTAGAACCGATACAGAAAAATATATAGGATGTATTACACCAGCGTCAGGAGGCTCTACAGGAGCCATTGCGATATGGAACGCTGTAACCTTTGCCCCAGCCACTGTTACGTACGGTACAGGGGCACAGGCATACCTTACAGGAGCACGTACAGACTATGATATACTGACTATACAAGATAAATCTATAATTACAAACAAAACTACAACCGTAGCTAAAATAGCTGACCCTACATTTAATGCAAACAGACAGGGTACAATCAAGATTACAGGTACATCAGTAAGTACAACGTATTCTGGTAGTGTAGCTGGTTCTAACTGGACAGTTACTACAGATAGTGATGATACTTATGATGATGCATTAACTAAAATTAAGACAGCTGTCGATAACTTAAGTATATCAGGATTAACTACAACTAAGTTAAAAGATAATATACGATTAACACGTACATCAGCGTTTACGCTTACAGGTACAGGTGGACCATTTAACAACCAATTAAATGTATTTCAAGATCAGGTTGCTAGCTTAGATGAGCTACCAAGTGAGTCAGTACATAACCACGTTATTAAAGTTGTTAACTCTGGTGCACTTACATCATCATACTTTCTAAAATATGTAGCTAACAATGGTACATCTGGACCGGGGTATTACGCAGAAACATTATCTCCTAGCACATCTACAGGTCTTAATAATGCGACTATGCCGCATGAGTTACTTAACACAGGTACTAACGCTTTTACATTTCAACGTATAACATATGACGCAAGAACTGTAGGTGATGATGATACTAACGCACATCCATCATTTGTAGATAATAAAATAACTCAGTCTTTCTTTCACAACAACAGACTCGGTTTCTTATCTGCTGATACTGTATCTATGAGTCAGTCAGCTAAGTTCTTTAACTTCTATCATACGTCTGCACAGACTATTACAGACTCAGATCCTATTGACATTAGTGCAAGTACAGTTAAGCCTGTTGCACTTCATAGTGTAATACCGTCTACTCAGGGTTTAGTATTATTTAGTGGTAACCAACAGTTTCTTATGGGAGCTGGCGATGGTATACTTACACCAGCTAAAACAGTTATACGTACAATAGCTAACTATGAAATGGATACGGTTATCGACCCTGTTGATACTGGTACTACAATTAACTTTATCAGTAAGACACCTAGTTATACTAGAGTCTTCGCTATGGTCACACGTGGAGAAAACGAAAACCCACAAGTAGCTGACATTGGTAGGGTTGTAAACGAATGGATACCATCTACAGTTGATACACTAATCTCTAGTGCTCAGAACCAATTTATTGCGTTCTCAGGTCAATCTAGTAGATACATATATTTCTTTAGACAGTATGCAGAAGGTAAAGATGTTAAACTACAAACATGGTTTAACTGGGAAGCACCCGGTAATGTACAAACTATAGCAGCAGATTCTGACGAATTTTTTGCTGTAACTAAACAGGGCGGACAGTTTACACTTAGCAAAGCTAGCTTGAGTCAGAGTCCTGACGACGCTATTATTGTTAACAACGATGGTCAAAGACTAAATCCATGTATAGATTTATATGCTACATCTTCTCACGTAGAATTTGACACAACTAATAACTTTAGTAAATGTTTTATACCATACAATGATGCTACTAACCTGACACCTGTAATAGTCATTAAAGGTACTACAGCTACAGGTCAGTTTATTGAATCTGGATTTACTATATCTCCAGATCGTGTTGTAGAATCTAGTGGTGCTAGAAGTGGTCAAACATATTTTAAAGTACCATTTAAAAACTTGACAAGTATAGCAAGTGATGTTGTTGTAGGATATAAGTATGACTTTGATGTTATTCTACCTAAGACATACTACAAAATAGATGATGACATGAAACGTAGTGACTTTACTGCTAATCTTACAGTAGCTCGTATGAACTTTGCTGTAGGGTTGTCAGGAGTTATGGGTTTTAAACTTAGATCTAAAGGTGCACGTCAAGGTAAAAAAGAGTACACAGGTGATGGATCTACTACAGTATTTCCTTGGACTAACGAGGACATTAACTATGTAGATGATGACCAGATTAAAGTTAAACTTAACAATGTGATAACAACAGCATTTACAGTTGACAGAACTGGTGCACTACCTAAGATTACATTTAGCTCTGCACCTGATGCTGATGTTGCTATACTTATATACATTGATGAGTGGTACAATCTAAATCCAGTTATCAAAGCTGACCAGTATTTAGCTAACGACATTCCTATATCAGATCATACTATATTTACATTACCTATACACCAGAAAACAGATAATTTTACATTGCGACTATTTAATGATTCGCCATTCCCAGTCTCTCTAAACTCTATGATGTGGGAAGGAATATACTCACCTAGATTTTACAGGAGAACTTAATTATGTTATGGTTAGCACCAGTTGTAGGTGCTGCTGTTGGGCTGTACGGAGCTAAGAAAAGCTCTGATGCAGCTAAACAGGCACAGTCTGATCGTAATGCAGCAGTAAGTGCACAATACGAGTATGACAAAGAAGCATGGCAGATGCGAAAAGATGCTGCCATTGCTGACCGTGCATTCGCTGTACAAGAAATAGAACAACGAGCCAAGAACGAGGGCAAACTAGCTGCATATAAAGATGCACAGAATGCTCAGAGTTATAATTATAATCTACAGATACGCAACATGCAGCAAGATACAAACGAAAGAATGTATCAAAAATCTGAAGATATATACTTTAACCAACTTGGTGTAAATGCACTTGAAGAGCGTGATGCACGACTTAATGAAAGACGTCAGTTACAAGAGATAACTACACAAAACTTATACGAACAAAACGATGCAATGTTAGAAGCTTTGCAAGCAGAAGGTACAATCCGAGCAAGGGGTGTTACTGGTCGAACTGCTGACAAACTTACATCAACAGCTTTATTACAAGCTGGAACTAAGATGACATTGTTAAACCTGTCTTTGGACAGTGCTACACAAGAAGCAAACAGCACAATACGAGCTATCGGAAGAGAGCGAGTTGTGTCTGATCTTAATGCTTATGCAGCTAGAATGTTAGATCCCGGTGTATTACCTATGCCAATACAGCCACTACCTACACCACAAGCACAGTTTATGTACCCACGAGTATATGAAGACTATGACTTTGGACCAGAGCCTATTGAAGGAGCTATGGTATCTCCATCAGCAGCGGCAGCACAGGTATGGGGTACAAGTTTAACTAGCCTAGCCGGAGCAGCATCAAGTGTTGTAACAGCCTTTACTCCAAAATAATAAATAATGGCATTATCAAAAAACTACAAGAGGTACGCCTCTGGTGGTAGAAATAAAAATCTAAGATTGGATAGTGGCTTACGAGCCATGCAAGAGCAAGCTAATATAAAAATACAAGCTCTGAAGGGACTGGAAGAGTCGAACCGCATTCAATCTAGACAATTTATTTCAGACTACGAAAGTAAAGAAAACAGAGAAGCAAAGAATAGAGAGCTACTTAACAAGGTTGAAGTACAAAAACCACGTGAACTACGTGAAAAAGCTATCAAGCAAAACGCTGAAGTTAGAATAAAGAATCACGAAAGATTTGCAGCAGAGAATGATAAGCTAGCCAAAGTATGGGCTGGCTTGTCTCCTACCTTAGCTAAAAGTTTCTCAGGATTAGTTGAAGCATCAGAGTTATACATGGCAAAAACTGGATCTATAAAAGAATTTAATGACTTAATAGAATCAGGCAAACTTGCTGAAATAAGTAAACTTCATAGCACTCTTAAAGGTCAAGCTAACTCTCAGGAGTTAATGAATCTACGCTATGAAAGATATGACAATCAGGACAAGGCTGGCGGTGATTATCTTACAACTTTATTAAAGATAAATAACCGCTTTACAAAAGCTAAACTTGTAGATTATGTTGATAAAAACTTTGATAGTGAGATACAGCCCGGCTTTCATAGATTCTTGCAAGAGCGAAAATATGCAGATGGTAGTAGTATGTATAACAAGGAGGATATCCTTGAACACTACCAGTTTCGTGCATTAGAATTTTTAGAACAGTTTGGTATTAAACCTGACTCAGAACATGGTCTTAAGATACAACTGATATTTAGAAATAAAGGTGCTATAGTTGAGAATCAGATGTATCTAGCTCACGATCATCAAACACATTCTGAGATTATAGATAATTCAAAAGAAGAACTCAAAGTTCTAATTAAACATGAAAGACCTAATGAAGCTGATTATGTAGGAGATGCAGTTGGCTATGAAAAGGCATTAAAAACATACTACTCTGATGCCAATGCTATATTTATCAAAGGTGTAACCAGTCAGAACCAGTTACCACTTAAAGGTAAGAATGGTGTGTACTCAATTAACAAGGCTCCTAACATGCGAGCCAGTATAGAGACATATCTTAAAAATAATCTAAGTGATGTACGCTATACTAACGGACAAGAAAATGACTCAGGTTTTGATTTATTTAAAACTGAAATGCTTGGTGTCAATAAAGATAATCCACTTGGCTATCTGATACCCGGTGCACCACAAGGCTCTACTAAGAAATCTGATTATATATTAGGTAAGTTTCCTAATCTTGAGCAAACACTAAAAGAAGAGTGGCAGAAAGAGAACAATAATAAACTAAAAACAATGCAAGCTCTCAAAGATGATGAGCAAAAAGCTATTGGTAATCAGTTTAAAACTAGAATAGATAGTGGTGAGTTTAAAGGTGAAATGGGATGGGACGGTAAGTTCTGGACATTTTACGAACAGCACAAAGGTAACAAGTATGTAACCTCTATTGCCAATAACTACTTAGGTCTATCAGGTGATAATATAAATTATAACTCTGCTATTGTACAAGCTATCCGAACTAATAATATAATGGATATAGCTACTGCATGGTCAATGATGGATGAAAAAGGTAGTGGATTTACTCAAAAAGATCAGAAATTAGAAATTGCATATAAGAACTGGCAAGAGTTAGCTAATCATTTTAAAGTAGATATTAGTGAACTTGATGACTGGATAGATAATACATCAGCCGGTATATTTACTGACATGACTAATCGTGATAGTATATCTAAAACTAAAACTATTACACAAACAGGCATGGATAAAAAAATAACAGCTTTAATATTATCTACTTATAGTACAATGCAAGGCGATAGTGCTGAAGATAGATGGAACAAAAGCATAGAGCTCGTTAAGTCTATGGCAGGCTATACTGATAGTTTTAAAATAGGTTCTTTTGATGAAAACCAGTATCGTGGTTGGGGTCCTCTTAGACACAAGCAAGTTGGTAGTCAAATTATTTTTACTAACACTGCTGAAGCTGGTGTAAGTTTTAACGGCGTGTCAAGATATGAAATAGATGATATGCTAGATAAAGACTATGATATCAATACACTTGACGAAATAAAATCTAAAGATTATACTGATGGTGAAAGATTACTTGGCGTTGTAGCATACGGTCTCAAAGTAAATAATGCTACAGCTGGTCAAGAAGGTATAAATATACAGGATATATATGATTATGTCAAGAAAGGTAAAACAGATAATGACATGCTCAATCATTTAATTGACACCCGTCTAAGTATACCAGAAAGTGAATTTAAACGAAATTTGACATCTTTAAAAACAGAAATGTTTAAAGATCTTGTTGTTATGATGGATGGCGATGAGTGGTGTAATGCAAAATTTGGACAAGAGTCTAAAATGTGGAGTCAAAAAGATAAACCAACAGCAGTCTGTGTAAAGACTATTGAAAAACAATTTGGTGTACCAGCTTGGGAAATTTTGGTCGATGACAAGGTACGAGAAAAACTTAACCAATTCTTACAGGAGAGATAATGGCAGAAGAAAACAACGAAGAAGTATATGATTCATCAGATTTTATATATGGCGAAAATGCTGTAAATGCTGAACCAGTATTCCCTTCACCATTTAACTCTAAGATAGGTAACAGTACTGTCGACTTGTCAGACAAGACTAATAACGAAACCATGTTAAAAGAGTATAATGATTGGTGGGACTTTGGTCAGAAAAAAGGTTTTGCCGGAATACAATACCTAACTAAAGATGAGTCAGTTTTAGCTGAAAGAAATAAGATGCGAGATGACTGGTATCAGAAGTATCACGGCATGACTTATGAACAGTACAAGAAAGGAGTTGACGCAACTACTGACACTAATGCACTTAAAATTATAGGTAAACGAATGGATAATAACTTCCAAGGTTTATCTTCACCCGGTCTAGGTTTAATTGACTTTGCTATGGATGCAGCTGGTACACTTATACCCGGCTTTGACAAGATAGATGAGAAGTATGATAAGGCTACGATGCTTGACAACCCTACTCATCAAATGATAAGACGTGTATCGTCTATTGTATTACCGACTATCTTAGGTGGTAATTATGCGTCAGGTCTAGTTAACGCTAAGATGGCTGGTGGTGCATTATTTACAAAGCCTTGGTTTACAAAACTGGCTGCTGATCTAATGACACAAGTAGGTGTTGATGCAACAGTATTAGCACTGAGTGATGTAGGAGAAGAAGACACTATTACTACAGAGCTTAGTAATATGTTTCCTGAGACATTTGGACCAAAGGGTAGAATACCTTTACCTAACTTTTTTAGGACTGCTGACAGTGATAGTCCCGGTATAAGAAAAGTAAAGAACATGTTAGAGTCAGCACCATTTGCTATGCTCGGTAGTGTTCTCGGAGCTTTTATTGATACTAAAAATGGCAAGCAAGCTATGGGCTGGTTTGATCCTAAAGATGCAAACGCACAAGCATACAAGCAAGGTGTATTAAAGTTTGGTGGTGATCCTGACAAACTGATACGTATACAGGAAATAGATGAGCTACTATCTTTAGGTCGTAAGAATCTAAGTAGAAAGAATGAAACTATGCTCATCAATGAAAAGCTAAACTTAGAAGCACAGCTAGGTATTGATGATATTGATGGAGCTTTAAACCGTCAAGCAGCTATCAATGACTACGAAGCTGAGGCAGCTATAGATAGAAAGATTGCTAACAACTTTGAGCAGCTAGAACTAGATATCAATGGTCTAGATCCTGACTTAAATGCTGACTTATTATCTGATGCAGCTAAGACTAAACAGCAAGTACCTCCCGGTAACGTAGCACGTAACATAGCAGATACTACAGCTATCAAAACTGGTACATCATCTGGAGATCCAGCACCTATAATTACAGATGCTATGAGACGTAAAGGTCTGATGGTAGGATCTACAAGTCGTGATGCTGTGATGGGTGTAGGAGAAGCTGCAAGAATGGCAGGTAGATTTGATGCTATTGTAGATGGTGTTAGATTTAGTGCCAAAGAAATGAACGCAGCAGCATGGGGTATTTATATGGATATCATAGATCCTATGTCTACTGTTGACGATGTAAAAGCATTGTTCTTAGAAAACAGAGATGTCAAGAACTTGATGCTTGGTAAATTTAGGATAGAAGTAATTAACGAAGATCAGGCTAGAGCAGCAGCATTTGCTATGCGTGATCTTGTTGACAGATTCTTAGGTAGAGAAGTAACCGCATCATCTGCTAGAGTTATGGATACAATCGGTAGAGAAGCTGCTACGATTGCAGCATCTATTCAAGACATGGCTCCATTTGTAGATGATAATCATGCTATGGATATTGTACTTAGTAAGTTACAATTTTTGATGGATGAGTATGCACTTAACAAATACCTATCTGGTTGGTCACTACGTAACAAGAACTGGTTTGACCAGCTCCCACCACGTGATGCCGAAGAAGGTATAAAGACACTACTCGAAGAGTTTAAGACTGCTGAGAATAGCATACATGCTAAGAATAAAAAGTTTACTAAAACACTTAAGAATTTACGTAAGTATAAACCAGAAGCTTTACGTCCTCTGATTGACGCATATGCACATACTAATGGTGATGTAGATAGTCTTGCTAAACTATATAAATGGGCAGCAGATCAGATCACACCACTAGGTATGCTAAAAAGTCCTGATCCTAAAAACATGAACTTGTTTGCTAAGGCTGCATGGGGTGTACGATATAACAATATGTTGTCTGGTATATCAGCGTTTAGAGCTGGACTAGGTAACGGTGTACAACTTATACTTAGACCTATAACAGCTACACTAGGACATGCTGTAACTGGTAACTGGGATGGCATACGACGTACTATATATTATAATGGTGCTGTCTGGGAAACAAACAGACGTGCATTAACTGATGCGTACCAGATGATGAAAAGGACACATAAAGATCCTACTGCTATGATGGCACAGTTTCGTAAAGACTTTGTGTTTAAGACTGACAAAGCTTGGGACATCATGGATGATATGGCTAAGTTGTATGAGATTGATGGTAACTGGGGTAGAGCATATCAGTTAAAGATGGCATCTAGACTAAAGCAGATAGCTGGTATGAAAGCATTACGTTATGGTATGACTGCTATGGTATTTCCTGACGTATTTACAACCACACACCTAGCACATTACTTAGCTAGAGCTAAAGCTTATGATGATGTATTCTACGAATTTGGTAGTATATATGGTAAGGCAGATCTACTGAAAGAAGTAGAGGTAAAGTATTACAATGAGTTCTTCGATCAAGATGGACTTGTTAAAGATAAGACGTTAAAAGCTATGGCTGGTGAAATACAGCTAAACTTAGATGACGGATTAGCTAGCTACCTTACAGATGCTACAACAGCATATCCTATACTTAAAGAAGTTATGGCGTTTCCACGTACAGCTTCTAACTATATGAGAGCTGCTGCATCATGGACACCTATTACATTAATACCCGGCATTAGTAAGTATAGTAAAACTATATATGCTAAGACTGGTGATGATATAGCTGAAGCTTTATTAGAGCATGGTATTGTCATGGCTAAAGAACCTAATGCACAGGTTATCTTTGAGAACTTGCGTGCAGAGTATGTAGGTAGATTAGCTTTCAGTAGCTTACTTGTATCTACATTATTTGGTTATGCTATGGGTGGTAACATTCGTGGTAATGGTCACTACAATGCTAGTGAGCGTAACAAGCAAAGAGATCAGATGGGCTACGAACCTAAAACTATACGTATAGGTAATAAGTGGGTAAGTTATAAAGGTCTCATAGGTATCGAACATATCTTATCTATCATAGGAGATCTAGCATACTATGCCGGAGACATTGATGAAAACTTATTAGAAAACTGGGAGTCTAAGTTAGCTTGGACTATCGGTGCTACATTCCTAAATGAAACACCTTTAGCTGGTGTAGAGCCTTTGTTTGATGCTATGAATGGTAACGTACGTGCATTTAACAGACTTGTATCTCAAAGTGCATCATCATGGATTCCAGCTAGTGGAGCTCTTGGTGTTATTGCTAACGCTACAGATTCTGCACAGAAAGATATTAATGGTGAGATTATATCATTTGTTAAGAATAGAATACCCGGATTAAAGAGTAGTCTACCTAATCAGATAGATATATGGACAGGTGACCCTATCAATGATATAGATAATCCTTTCTTAAAAGCACTAAATGCTATCAGCCCTATACAAGTTAATGGGTCTAATGAACCTTGGAGACAGTTTCTATTTGATATTCAATACAGAGGTTTAAGTATACTTAAGTTTGACTCTAGTGGATCATACGAATGGAAACCAGAAGACAGAGAAATAATAAATGAATATATTGGTGAGCAACAGTTGTGGAAAGAAGTCGAGCGTATTATGAAACGCAAAGATTATCAACAACAGATCAAAGATATCAAGGCACTGAGAAATCAGAATAACCAAACCAATAAAGATATAATAAAATTAAAAACCACTCTGCTACCCATACATCAAGATCTAAATAATGTAATTCGTGAAGCTTTAAAAATAGCTGAAGCGAGATACTTACGTGAACATCCACATGTACAACAATCTATCTTTAACGCACAACAAGCTAAAGTACGTATGAAGGAAGGTAATGTTGAAGGTGCTGGTAAAATACAAGAGAGAGATCTTGAAACTAAACAACTAATCGAATACGGTAACTAAAATGAGTGCTGTTACACAGAACGACTATACCCAGCAGAACAATTCAACTGTTCTGTACAATTTTACATTTCCATATCTTAAGACATCAGACGTTAAAGTAAGTCTTGATGGGGTTGTTACTACAGCTTTTACATTAGCTAATGCAACCACAATACAATTAAATAGCGTTCCTCCAACTGGAACTAAAATCAGAATATTTAGAGAAACCGGTATCGACGATCTAACAGCAACATTCTATGCTGGATCAGCTATCAAGTCAGAGGATCTAAACGACAACTTTACGCAAAACTTATTTGTTACGCAAGAGGTTAACCAAAGATTCCTTAACACTCTTGGTGGTAATAAGATGATTAACAATCTGCAAATGGGAGAAGACACCGTTATTGTCTTTGAAGGTGCTACTGATGATGACCATGAAACAACATTATCAGTAGTTGACCCTACCGCAGATCAAACATATAGACTACCTAACTTATCTACTGGTACTTATGACTTAGTAAGTACTGGAGATACTGGTACTGTAGCCAGAGCCATGATTGCAAACGATGCAGTTAATGGTACAAAGATAGCCGATGACTCTATAGATTCAGAGCACTATGTTGATGGCTCTATCGACACTCAACACATAGCTGCTGACCAAATAACAAATGCTTTAATAGCAGACGACCAAATAGATTCTGAACATTATGTAGCCGGTTCTATAGATCATGAGCACTTAGCAAATGATATTATAGATGGTGATAATATAGTAGATGATGCTATTGGTAATGAACATATAGCTACAAATGCAGTCAATGCAGACAGTGTAGCTAACAATGCGATAGATACTAATGCTATACAAAACCTAGCAGTCACAAATGGTAAGCTAGCAGACAATGCAGTCACACAAGCTAAAATGGCTGATGACTCTGTTGGTGCTGCTGAAATTATAGACAATGCAGTTGGTTCAGCTGCACTTGCATCTAACTCAGTAACTAATGTTAAGATGGCTGACAACTCTGTTGGTACATCTGAAATCGTTAACGACGCAGTAGTTACAGATAAGATAGCAGATAATGCTGTTACCATGGATAAGTTAGCTAACGGTTCACTACCTACAGACATAACTATAGTTAGTGCGAACATAACTGACGGAACTATTGTTGAAGCTGATATCGCTAACGATGCTGTTACAGCAGATAAGATAGCTGACGGTACGTTAGATGGTAGATACTACACAGAAACTGAGCTACTTAATGGTGCTTTGGATGGTAGATACTATACAGAAACCGAAGCTGAAGCTAAGTTTCTTAGACAAGATTCTAGTGAAACTATTGCTAGTGGTGTTACATGGTCTAACTCAGACGCATTTGTAGCTACGACTGCTGCTATCAACGCAAGAATTATTGACCTTGTTGATGATATTGGTGGATTTACAACTATTGCAAACGAACTAAGTTTTCCAAATTCAAACCCACAAGGTACAACAGGACAAGCTGCTATAATGAGTATTGGTGCTTTATCACAAAGTTATACTCCTAGCGGTACTACAGTAACTATCGCAAATGGAACTGTAGGAAATAGCACCGTAACACTTACTGGTGTACCTTCTGCATTACCAGCAGGGTTTGGAATATTAGTCGAATCAACATCGACACTTAATACTTATACATTCCATAGATTAGTACCAAAAGCAACCGAAGTTACAACTGTAGCTGCTAACGCTACGGCTATTGCTGCTGCGGGTAATAATGTTACAGATATAAATAACTTTGCTGACCTATACCAAATAGGTAGTTCTGCACCTACAACTAGAGTAGACGGCTCATCTTTACAAGAAGGTGACCTATGGTATGATAGTAGTAATGATAACATACGTGTGTATACTGGTAGTGCTTTTGCAGCTGTCACACCTACACAACAAGTGTTAGATGATATTGCTATTGTCTCAGGTGCTGTAACATACAGTGAAGATTTAGGTCTTATTACTGATGCCGCATCAACAGGTAGTTCTAATGGATCACTTGACATAGTTGCAGATGCACTCGAAGACGAAGTAACATTTACTATTACAGCAGCCACAGGTAAATTTATTATTGATGGTGTAGATAAGCCTGCACTAACATTGTACAAAGGCTGGACATATACATTTGACGTAAGTGATGCATCGAACGCAAACCATCCACTACGATTTTATGCTGGTAGTTCTCAGTACTCAACTAACGTAACTGTTACGGGTACACAAGGGCAAGCTGGTGCAAAAGTACAGATTGTAATACCAGAGTCTCAGCCTAGTAACTTCCAATACTATTGTACAGCCCACAGTGGTATGGGTAATACTATTACAGTTAAAGATGATCCTATTAAAACAGTATCTGATAATATAACAAGTATTACAGGCGTAGCTGGTAACTCATCTAATATTAACTCAGTACATTCTAATGCAACCAACATTAACGCCGTACAAGCTAACGCTTCTAATATTAATGCTGCTGTTAGCAATGCTTCAAATATTAATAGTGCTGTTTCCAACGCTACAAACATCAATACAGTCGCTGGTGCTATATCTAATGTTAACTCGGTAGCTACAAATATATCCAATGTTAACAGCGTAAATAGTAACGAAACTAATATAAACAGTGCAGTATCTAATGCTAGTAATATAAACTCAGTAGCTGGTTCAATATCTAATGTAAATACAGTTGCTAGTAATTTAAGCAGTGTTAACAGTTTTGCTAATATATACCGTATAGCAAGTTCTGCACCTACTTCTAGTCTCGATCAAGGAGATCTATACTTTGATACCACATCTAATGAGTTGAGAGTATATAATGGTTCATCTTGGCAAGGTGGTGTTACAGCTACTGGTAACCTAGCCGGTTTAGGTGCTAACACATTTACCGGTAACCAAACAATAAACGCAAACATTATTGTATCAGGTACTGTAGATGGTGTAGATATAGCTGCGTTTAAAACATCATTTGATAATCTAAGCACAGATATCGTTAATGATACTACTCCACAACTAGGCGGAGCATTAGATGGTCAAAACAACAACCTGTCAAACATTGGTACTATAGATGGTGCTAACTTACAACTCGACTTCGGAACTCTATAAATGGCAAAATTATTAAAATTAAGACGAGGAACAACCTCGCAACATAGTAGCTTTACGGGAGCCGAAGGTGAAGTTACTGTAGATACTGACAAGGAAACACTTGTCGTACATGACGGCTCAACTGCTGGAGGACATCCTGTAGCAGCAGAAGACTTAGCTAATGTTTCGTCTTCTACTATTGCTGGTAGATTATCTAATGATTCTATAGCAACATCTAAGATTGCTGCTGGAGCTTTACCAACAGACGTAACAATACAAAGAGCTAATATTACTTCTAGTTCAATTAAAAACTCAGAAGTTGCTGCTGATGCTGCAATAGCTGGAACTAAGATAGCTCCTGACTTTGGTAGTCAAAATATAGCTACAACTGGAACTTTAGGTTCTGGAAATGTAACAGTAACAGGAAACATCACAGTATCAGGAACAGTTGACGGTGTTGACGTAGCAGCTAGAAACACATTATTTGGTGGTTTAACATCTAGCTCTGGAGTACTAACTGACGGTGTAACCGCAACTACTCAAGCACAGTCTGATAACACAACTAAGGTTTCTACAACTGCATATGTAAGAACAGCTATTGCTAACGCTCAAGCTTTCCCATCTGGGACAGTCATGCTTTTTTATCAAGCAAGTGCTCCTACAGGTTGGACAAAAGTAACAACTCAAAATAACAAAGCACTAAGAGTTGTAAGCGGTACTGGTGGAGGTACTGGTGGTAGTAATGCATTTACTGATACTTTGACTGGATCTATAGGAATCACAGCTAACGCTGCTAACACAACTGCGACTGGTAACGTATCAGTGGCTAACGCAACTGCTGGCGGAAACGTATCAATAGCTAACGCATCTACTGGTGGTACTGTAAACAACCACACATTGACTACTGCGGAAATGCCAAGTCACAGCCACAGTTATCAGCAAAACTATGACTGTAACAATGTTATATCTGGATATCAAAACTGGGGTGTTACATGTAACGCTAACCAAGGTTCTAACACTGGAAACACTGGTGGAGGTGGAGGTCACTCACACGGATTTACTGGTGGGTCACACAACCACAACGCAACCTTTACTGGTAGTGCTCATACTCATAATGCTTCTTTTACTGGCAGTGCACACAACCACAGTATTACTGTTGGAAACCTAGATCTAGCAGTTCAGTATGTAGATGTAATTCTTGCGTCAAAAGATTAATATGAAAAAATCCACCTCTATAATTACAGACCCTTATATCTATGTAGAAAAAAATGTATTAACAAAACATAGATGTAAAGCATTAATAAAAAAATTTGAGGAAGATTCTAGAAAAAAGCAAGGTGTTACTGGTGCTGGACTTGACCTCAAAATAAAAAACAGTTTAGACTTAAATATAAGTCATTGCTCTGATTGGGCAAAGCACGATTCTTACGTTCATCCAAAATTAACTAAAGTTATTGGTAACTATTACGAACACTTAGGTAAAGTTATTGATGGGACAAGCTTTACTGGTACTCCTCCATTTAAACAAGTTGTTCCAAATAACTTTAAAGATACTGGTTATCAAATACAAAAAACAGAACCCGGTAAAGGGTACATTTGGCATCACGATTTTGTTGCAACAAACATAAACAATGTTCAACATACAAGGCATTTGACGTTTATTTTTTACTTAAATACAGTTGACGAAGGATGGACACAGTTTTATAACGGAGATCAAATTGCTCCAGAAACAGGAACTGTAGTTATTTTCCCTGCTACTTGGACTTATGTACATCAAGGTTTTCCACCTTTACAAACTAAATACATAATGACAGGTTGGGGATGGTTTACAGGAGACTATATGTAATGGCAAAACTTAAACATGGTGATCTTTGTCCTCTTATTGGAGAAAGCTGTCGCCAACTAGAATGTGCGTGGTACACAAAAGTATCAGGAGTACATCCACAAACAGGAGAACCGGTAGAAGAATATGGATGTGCAGTAGCTTGGATACCGTTTTTACAAATGGATAATACGATGAAAGTCTATCAAGCTGGTGCAGCTATAGAGTCGTTAAGAAATGAAACTGTAGAAAAAATATCACCAACAATAACTACGCAAACTTTACCAACACAACCAATAAAAATAAATGGCACAGATTTCGATAATAGCTGACGATAAAATGGTCGTCAAAGATGGGGCTGGTATTAGTGGTTTAACATTATCTTCTGTACCAGCCGATGTATGGGCTGTTCAATGGGATAGTACAACATCAAAAGGAATAGTAGAAAAGAGAGATTGGTCCGTAACAGAAATTACTGAACTAGGTATTTATCAAGCATGTGTTGATGAATATGAAACTGCAAAATCTAAAATACCAACTTCGAGTACTCGTTCAGCAGAAGATAGGTTTAGAGAAGCAAGATATCTAAGATTAGTTAATTCTGATTGGACACAAAGCTCTGATTCACCATTAAGTGATGATAAGAAAAAAGAATGGGCTACATATAGACAAGCCTTGAGAGACTTACCTCAAAATGAGTCAGACTTTTCTAAGATAGAACTTCCAGAAGAACCTAGCTAATGGAAATACCCACCATAGTATTACCTGATGTTCAAACAATAAATACAGTAGAGATACCATTACCTACAGCTGACGTACCTAGTTACGTTCCTTTGATTGTACCTCCTAGTGATTTAAAAGAACCAGAAGGTACAAAACCTGTAGAAACCGTGGAACCTCCAGCACCTGTACTAAATTTACCACCTTTACCACCTATACCTATACCACCAGCTGAGGTACTAGGTCCTACAGTAATTACAGCTGTTACAGCCGTAGCAGCTACAACTGTGGCAACTCCTATTATACAAGATATAAAAGAAAGAATTACGAAGTTCTTAAATAATAAAATAAAAAAATGGAAAGAAAACCGGAAGAAAAAAAGGGAATCTTTACAAAACTCAAAGAAAACATAGATGACCATGAAGAGCAGATGCAGATACTAGGTGCGATGGTGCGTCTAGGCGTTGTGATCTGGTCAGGATTTATTATTACATTAAACTATGTTGAATTACCTATGGTCAAGAAGTCAAATACTTCAGCCGATATCACGTTCGTTGCTTCTGTGTTTACTGGAGCACTTGCTACTTTTGGACTAACTACAGGTAATGGTAAAAAAGACAAAGAAAAACCAAAGACATGAAGAAACTGATTCTTCTCTTAGCATTGTTATCACCCGCAGTTGCAAGAGCTAATACTGTCACGCCCCAGTTTACTACAGGGTCGATGAATAGTACAACTACAACAACCCAAACGATAACTGAGGTCGAGCAACGTCAGGTTTTCGGTGCTGCCGTCAATACATGGAGCGGTAGTAATATTACATCATCAGCTAGTGCTGGTATTGCTGGTGGAGATGCAGTATTTACTGTAACTGATGCCACATTACCTTGGAACTTAGAAGTTACAACTAGAGCTGCTGGCGTCGTAGAACAATGGGATACTACAAGAAACTATACAATAAACTCTACTACTACATCGCTGTCTGTCTTCTCACAGTAGGACCAGCGTTTGCAGAAGGAGATACAAACAATAGCTCAAATCCTGTGGCAGCAGCTACAGGTAATGTGACAAACCAAGCTGTACAGTTTCAGAACAACGGCTCAATGTCACGTCAAAACTATGGTCCTAACATATCATGTAATGGATCTACTATGACATTTAGTCCATTTTATATGGGCAATCATACAAAACCTTGGGAAGTTAATGAAGATATGGGTATGAACCCTAGTAGTTATACCTTATCCGAGAACTGGGGTTTTCAACTTAACTTTATGGTTCCTCTAGACAAGAGTGGTCTTGAGCAATGCAGACGTATTGCCAAGCGTCAAGAGGAAAAGATGCAATTAGATTATGAACTTGTACGAGCATTAAAATGTGCAGAGTTACAACGTCAAGGTTTTACCATAAGACCAAATACACGTGTAGCTTTTTTATGTCAAGACATCGTACCTATACAATCATTGCTACCACCTAAACAAAAAGAAAAGAAATTTAAACTATTCTAATGAGTACACTATCGAGAATTATCGCACAGCGAGAAGCTGACGCTAAAGCTAAAGTAGCGGCTGCTAAAAAGAAAGCACCTAAAGCTAAAAAGGAGGCTGAATAATGTTAGCATTACTAAAACCAATCGTATTAGCTTTTTTAAAAAGCGAGAAGTTTAAAGTATTTGTTGTAGACCTACTAGAAAAGTTAGTCGAGCAAACAGATAACGAGCTTGATGACAGAGCTTTACAAATTGTTAAAAAAGGACTTGACATAGAATGACAGAAACCACAAGAGTAATACCTAAGAAAGCAGACGAAGAAAGTTTTAACGAGCTGCATTACTTAGTCACCCAAGAATTTTTACGACTAATAAGGTGTGGCGAAGCTAAGACAGCAGACTTAAAAGCAGCGTGTGATTGGCTTAAGACTAATGACATCACAGGTGTTGCCCTTGAGGGTAGTCCCCTAGATAGATTAGCGTCAGTCATACCAAAAATAGATCCAACTTTAGTACAATCTAGATTATATGGCAAGAACAGGACCTAGACTCAGCAAGAATCCCGGTAAGACTGCAAGATTCTATAGAAAGAATAAAGCGTCACGTGAAAAGCATAGACGTACTCAGAGAGCAATAAATGCTAGACCTGAGAAGAAAGCGTACAGACGTGACTTAATGAAGATACGTAGAGAACGCAAACCCGGACCACAGACAGATATGTCACATAAAGGTGGGAAGATCGTTGCAGAATCACGTAAAGCAAACCGAGGTAGAGGCGGAGCGAGAAGAACTTAATGACACCATTACTACCAAACCCTGATTACTATTTACACAATTTAATAACCATGACAAGTTCAGAATCTAAACG